ACGAGGTAGAGGGTCGAAGCCAGATCGTCACCGGAGAGGTGGCAGAGGTCATTGACGGCGCGATTCCTCAACTGATCCGCATCTTCACCGCCTCGGATGACATCATCCGCTATGAGCCTGTCGGCCCCGGTGATGAGCAAGGCGCGAACCAAGCCACGGACTACTCGAACTGGGTGTTCTACAAGGACAACCCTGGGTTTGCGATCCTGCATGACTGGTTCAAGGATGCGCTGCTCGAGAAGGTCGGTGTCGTAAAGGCTTACTGGGACAACCGCATTGATGTTGTCAAGGAGACTTATCAGAACCTGACCGATGACGAACTCACCATGCTTCTGGCAGACGGGACTCGGGAGATCATCGAGCAGGAAACCATCGTCACACCCGTCATGAACATAGACGGAACCCCCGCGATTGGGTTGGACGGTATGCCGCTGATGCAGGCATCTCACACCGTCAAGGTCAAGAAGAAAAACCAGATCGGACGGGTGGCGATCCAGAACATTCCCCCCGAGGAGTTCCTGATCTCCAAGAAGGCCACAACGATCCAGGACTCTCCCTTCGTCGCTCACCGCAGACTGATCCCTCGGTCTGACCTGGTGGCGATGGGCTTCCCGGAAGATGTTGTCCGCGACCTCCCTGCCTACGACGATCTGAGCTTCTCTCCTGAGCGGGTGGCTCGTTACTCTGAGGGCGAGCAGCCCAGCCAAGACGAAAGCCTTGACCCTTCCATGCAGGATGTGGAGGTGTACGAGTGCTACATCCGTGCCGACATGGATGGAGATGGTCTGGCCGAACTGCTCCAAGTTTGGTACGCCGGGAACAAGATTCTTGAGGAAACGGAGACGGACTACATTCCTTTCCACAGTCTCTGCCCGATCCCTGTTCCGCACAAGTTCTATGGCCTGTCCCTCGCGGATAAGGTCATGGACTTGCAGCTACAGAAATCCACGATCACCCGCCAGATGCTGGATAACCTGTATCTGACGAATAACTACCGAGTTGGTGCGGTGGATGGTCAGGTCAACCTGGACGATCTCATCTCTCCCACGCCTGGTGGTGTGATTCGGATGAAGAACCCCAATGCGGTGGTTCCGATGGCGGTTCAGCCTGTGGCGAATCAAGCCTTCCCGATGCTCGAGTATCTGGATGCAGTCCAAGCAAAGAGAACGGGCGTTTCTGATGCGACTCAGGGTCTTGATCCGAATGTTCTTCAGAATGTCACCGCTACCGCTGTTGCTGCGTTCCAGAACGCCTCTGCTGGCAAGATGGAACTGATCGCCCGGAACTTCGCCGAGACAGGCGTAAAGAGTCTGTTCAAGGGCATTCTGCAACTCCTGTGCAAGTACCAAGACAAGCCCCGGATCATTCGGATGCGTGGGCAGTATGTCCAAATGGATCCCCGTGAGTGGTCGAATCAGTACGATGTGAGCATCTCTGTGGGTTTGGGGACGGGTAACAAGCAAGAGCAGATGGCGATGCTTGCGATGATCCTGGACAAGCAGGAGCGGATTCTTCAGCAGTTCGGCCCCGCCAATCCTTTGGTGACGGTTGGTCAGTATCGAGAAACTCTGGGAAGGATGATCGAAGCCGCAGGGTTCAAGGACTCTTCGACTTTCTTCAAGCCCGTCACGCCTGAGATCGACCAGGCTCTGAGCAATCCTCCTCCGCAGCAACAGCAGCCTGATCCGGCCATCCAAGCGATGATGATGCAGGCTCAGGCACAGTTGGAGATTGACCGCCAGAAGGCTTTGGCCGATATTCAAGCCAAGCGAGAGAAGGCGGCTGCTGAGATTCAACTTGCCCGAGAGAAGGCTGCGGCTGAGCTGGAGCTGAAGAGGCAAGAGTTCGAGGCCGAAGTCCAACTCAAGGCGGCAAAGATCGGCGCAGGCATCTCCTCAAACATTGAGATTCCGGGGTAAATCATGGAACTGACAGTTGCACAAAAGAATGAGCTTGCCACCAGATTGGTGGAGGCGCAGCAATCTGACGATTACGGATCATTCAATGATCTGGTGAGACAGCTCCGGTTGACTCAGAAAGACTTGCTCGACAACTTCCCGGCCATCAATCAAGCCGGAATCGACGAGCAGATTTCGCTTGGCGCTGTGGTTCCCACGACTGCGCCACCTGTTGTTACATACACCACGCAGCAAGTCACCAAGGCAATCCAAGACGCAATTTCTGCTGGTTTTACTGTTCAGCAAGCCAAGATGGGCGCGATGACGAACTTCGGTTTGTCTGAAAATGATTTCAACAAGGCATTGGATCAAGTTCAAAACGCTCCGAGCACGACTTTCTCCGATGCTCGAGTGGCGCAAGCCATCCGCGACTCTTTGGCTCAAGGGTTTACCCTAGACCAAGCCCGTCAAGGCGCATTGAACAACTACGGTGTTGGTCAGTCGCAGTTTGATCGCGCAATGCAGTTGGTTGACCGCTCCTCCATGCAGTTCCGGGGATCGGCTCCGACCTATCAATTCCCCGGGCTTTTGGCTGATCGTGAGCAAATGCCGACTGGAGCGCAGCGTTTCATCTCCGGAACGCCTGGATCACTTCTCTATGATGTGCCGAGGGTTCAGAATGCTGAGTTTGTGTTCCAACCGGGTGCTTTTAATTATGAAGCAATCAAGTCCTCGTTATATGGAGCGCCTGATCCGACAGAGGGCCTGGATATACAGACAAACCAGGTAACTCAACAGGTAAAAGCAGCCGCCCCGGTAACCACTACTCCTGTTGTCAAGCCGCCAGTTACAACGCCAACGACCTACACGGATGCTCGCGTGGCTCAAGCCCTGCGCGAGTCTATGGCTCAGGGATTTAGCCTTCTTGATTCAATGGCTGGCGCGATTCGTGTTTATGGGATTCCACAAGATCAGTTGCATAGAGCGGCAAACGTAGTCGCAACGGAGCAGTTAAATGCTCCCAAAAATACGACGACAATGACAACTGGATCGACAACTGGGCTATTGACGACTCCAACGACTGATACAGGTCTTCTTTCAACAACCCCTGTTGACACGGTTACAGCGCCAGTTGCACCGCCAACAACGATCCCGGTCAATCCAAGGTTTACAGATACACAGGTCGCTCAGGCAGTCATAGACGCTCTTGGACAAGGATTTACCTTGGATCAGGCTCAGCAGGGAGCGTTTGCTAACTTTGGTGTAAATCAAGACCAGTTTGGCCGTGCGGTCGGGATGCTCCCGAGCATGGGATACACCATTGGTCAAGGATTTCGATGAACAAGTCAGAACGGGCTAAAACGCTTCTAGGTGACGAATGGTTTACCGGGGAGATTGATTCCATCCGGTCAACACTTATGAGTGTTATTACCAATTCGGATGAGATGGACATAGACATTCGTGAGCGAGCCTATTTGAAACTTCGCTTACTTGATGAAATAATGGGGCACTTTTCCGCAATTGCTTCCGAAGACCAGATGGTCAAGAAGCGGTGGAAAATCCTCTGATGCGAGTCTGACGCTTTCAGACACAACTGAGGAACGAAATGGCTGAGAACATGGCCCCGGAATCCGGGAATGTCTCGATGACGGTAAACGAAGCCGCAGGCGCGTTTTTGGGACTGATGGAGCCGACGGAAGCTGAACAAGCCGCCCCGCAAGCTCAAGAGGAACCAGAACAAGTCGAGGCGTCCGAACCCGAGGTACTTGAAACCGAAGAAGTAGAGGTAGAGCCTGAACCACAGCGATTCCGAGTGAAAGCCGCTGGTGAGGAAAAGGAAGTCACCTTCGACGAATTGGTGGATGGGTATCAAAAGGGGCTGGACTACACCAAGAAGTCACAGACTCTTGCCGAGCAGCGTAAAGCTGTAGAAGCTGAGAGGATGGCCGTAGAGCAGGCAAAGCAGGCGCGGGATGCCTACGCGCAAAGGCTGAACCTGATCGAAGAGTTCATCAGTAAACAAGACACCGGGGAAAATCTCGAGGCGTTGAAAGAGACAGACCCCATTGGTTATGCCGTCAAGGTAGCCGAGCGCACAGAGCGCGAGAAGCAACTTGCGATGGTTCAGGCCGAGAAGCAGCGGATTGCAGAACAGCAAACCGCCGAGCGTCAAGCCGCACTAGCCCAAGCTGTTCAGCGTGAAGCGCAGCGACTTGCGGAGGTGATTCCTGACTACGCGCACCCTGAGAAGGGAACCGAAGTCAAGAAGATGGTGAGGGATTTTGCCAAATCGATCGGTTATTCCGAGCAAGAATTGGCAAGTGCTTACGATTCCCGAGCTGTTCAGGTTCTGTATATGGCCGCGCAATACGCGAAGTTACAGAATCAGAAGCCTCAAGTAACCAAGAAAGTAAGTGAAGCGCCGAAGATGCTTCGTCCAGGCACGGCAGCGACCCAAAAGG